TTAAAATCCGCTATTTTTCCTCTGCATCAGTACTGCTCCTGCCAGCAGAACAGAACCTGCCGCCAGCACAGCCCACAAAGTCAGATTGCTGAAATCTCCGGTCCTGGGTGCTGTTTTCTCAGCCGGCTGAGTATATTTCACAGAAACCGCAGGTAGCGCACCGGATTCTTTTTCCGGATTCTCCTCTGCAGCGCCGGATTCTTTTCCTGGATTCTCCTCTGCAGCACCGGATTCTTTTCCTGAATTCTCATCTGCAGGATCGGATTCTTTCTCCAGGCCGGCTGACAGTACAGATTCTTCCATCTGATTTTCTTCTTTCTCTGATTCAGTTTCTATACTGTCCGTCTCAATGCCACCGCCGGCCCCGTCCGAAGGAAGGATGTTCTCATTTTCCGGAAGTTCCTTGTCCAGCTGAACCTCTTCTTCCGGCTGCGATCCGTTCTGTCCTGTTACGCCCTCTTCCGGCTCCGGAACTGTATCATCTGGTTTCTCATCCTTATCCTCCGTATCCGTGACAGCATCTGACGGTTTCTGCTGCGTTCCTGAAGGTTCATCCGTTTTCTCCGGCTTCTGTTCCGTTTCCGGAGAATTCATACCGGTATCTGAGGATTCCTGATCATTTCCAGTCACTTCCTCTGTATCTTCCGGTTTTGCCTCCGGCTCCGGCTCTTCCTGATCCGGCTTACTTCCGTTATTCACAATACGGACGTAATCTGCGGAAATATAGGCATACATCTCATTAAAATCATACTCCGCGCTTTTCGTAAGACCTGTGCGGCTGCTGTTAAGGACTCCCTCGCTCTGAATCTTATAAAATCCATTCTCCGTCCGGGAGCCAAGCACTGATACAGGATACACCGGCAGAGATCCTGTCGTATATAAAACGGAAGACTCTGTGGAAGCCTGACTCCGGATATTCACGCCAGAGCCTCCTTTTAAAATTCCAAGGGTACAGATTCCTGCATCTTTACCGCCTCCAAGGCCGTCAAGAATCCATGCGATTGCTGCTGCCTTCTCTCCCCAGTAGGGATCGGAAGCATATCTTACGTTAATACCGCCGCCTTTATTTCCAAGGTACCCGCCGTTATAAGACCAGTTTTCCGGATACAGATACGCTTTTGACATATGACTGCCCATAAACTGCCGGATACATTCCTCCACAGAAGAAAAGCGGTCTGCACTTTCTCCCGGCGAAGAATCCACAGCATTCAGGCCGAACAGATTATTTTTCTGCTGACAGATACTGCTCATTCCCCATCCGCTCTCATTGGCTGCAATACTCAGTGCCAGAAGTGCATTGACCCCATAGGCATTCTGATATGTAATAAATGATTTTCCTGTATTTCTCAGCTTTGAAGAGCTGTCTGTCCTGCTGCCGGTCAAAAAATCCAGTTCGTCCGCGCTGTACCCCGTCTGACTTCTAAGGGGCAGGAACTGGTAATAATTATAGAACGGCTCAGACGCATTTACGGAATTCGCTCTGGATCCATCCCGGTAATCTGAAAGCATCTTTTCATAATCTTCATAAAAATAATGTCCGTCATAACTGAAATATCTGACGCCTTCCCTTAAACAGGACGGAGCCGTTCCATTATTGATCTGAGAATACTCAGCTGTTTTCAGATTCTGGGAAATGTAATGAATCATTTTTCCGGAAGATACAGTATAATAGCTGACAGAATTTTTGTAAGTGGAATAATTAACCACCTCGACATCCTCTGCATCCACCGTACCTGTCATGCCGGCAAGCATAAACCGGATCTTTCCGCCGGAAATACCAAGGCACGCCGCATCAGCGCCGTATGCGCCGTTTGTATACCCGGTCTCACCGGTTGACTCATCTGTATAATAAGTCACTTTGTTGCCTCCGGTATTAAAGTTCACAACCATTGTTCCCGATACCGCCCGGGAATACAATGCAATTCCGCCTGCTTCATTTTCTACCGAGCCATCTTCCTCCTCCACAGAGTAAATATTCGCGTTTTCATCCATTACCGTTGTTTCTTCAAGACGCTGGCTGTTTTCGTCCTGAATCTCTGCTGCTTCGGATGACGTCTCCCCTTGTTTCTCCTCCGCGCTGCTTTTTGTGACGGGCAGTACAGACAGTACCATACACGTCAGAAGCGAGCATACCAGTAACTTTCTCTTTTTTCTCATCGTTCGTATACTTTCCCTCCTTAACTCCTTATTAATTATGATTGATACTGATACAGTTTCAGCCTAACATGTTTCCAATTGCAATGCAAGTTATATTTTCAAAGCATCGAATACACGTATACAATATTCCACCCCGGAGCAATAGCCCCGGGGTAAGTTATTCTGCGGCCTGTTTATTTGCCCATCTCTGCAGCGCACAGACAGTATCTTCACCCATGTAACCGTCAACGGTAACACAAAGCTTTTTCTGCCATGTCATGATCGTCTTCTTGCCCATGAATCCGTCGTCCTTTTCTCCGACGTACCTCTGCATGGCGCCGATCAGATCCGAGCCGTTCCCCGTACCTTTGAAATCCCATGAACCAGAAGCAGCTCTGAGCAAATATTTCTTCTGAGCAGGATCCTGGTTTGATACAATCCCGTCAACCGGAGTTTTAAATATCCGCTGAAGCCTCTTTGTGGTATCTTTTCCCCACCATCCATCTTCTTTAATCTGTGTCGGTTTTGATACCGAAGCTGACGGCTTGGATGTACTTGCCGCCGGTTTGGATTCCGCCGGCTTTGACGTAGCTGCCGCTGATCCGGACACTTTAATGCCAAACACACTCAGGATCCCCTTTGCAATGTCATCCATCTGCCCATTGAAAATTTTAACATCC